GAGCAGTAGCCGTCTCTACCACCGGGGCGGAGATGTTCAACGAGAACTCCAAGATTGGGCGGCTCATCGAGTCGATCAAAGAGCTTGGCGACGATGCGATCAAAGTGATGATGGGTAAGGGCGAGTCTTTCGAGGCCGCGTCCTGGTCTGGCATCAGCATCGACCTCGACCGGATCAAGACTGGCACTTACGAGGATCAGAAGACGGGTGAGGTGAAAGACTCCCACGCGATGGTTGCTCGTGGGTTGAGAGAGCTGAGCGAAACAGCCGAGGCCGAGACTGCCGCTTCAGCACCAGCCTCTTCCAACAGTGGGTCTAGCAAGGCGGCTGCCGCCAAGCTGAAGATCGCTGTCAAGAAACTTGCCGCTGACTACGACAACAACGACGATTTCATCGCTGCTGTCCTCGATGCTGCTGTCTTCTCAAAGGCTGAAGAGGTTGAAGCAGATGAGGAACTCCTCGACGCGATTGTTGACGGGTCTATCCATGCGGAGGCTCACTGAACCAACAAATTTGAGGGGGAAGATGGTTGCAACAAGGCTGTTCCGTCCGTCCAAACCCGGAACTCCGCCTTACCTCCCTTCCCCCTCAATTTGTAGAGAGGAGTCTTCATGGCCCAAAGGCCACTAGAACCGTATGAGCCGCCCGAAGTAGCTGATATTTCTCTTGAGTTGCCACCCCCGATGCGTGGCAAGCGTGGAGAGAGTGTTTATGACGAGGTGATCCTGGCTACTGCCGACCATGAGGGACAGTGGGTGGCAGTGGATCCTAAGGGAAGATCAGCAGGTGCGTTCAGGACCGGGGTGGTGGACCGTCTGGAGAAGCTTGGACTAGAGATGCTGGTGAAACAACGAGGCGCGTATATGTACATGAAGTTTGAGGGTGGAGGCGAGCCGGTGGAGGCTCTGATCGAGCGAGTGCGAGCGGAGAGTCGAGCTGCGTATGGTGAGTGAGGTTCAACTCCCCACCGTCTACAACGACAACAACATCATGGTGGTGCGCGCCTCCGGTCTCGGTAGCTGCGTCCGTGCCCTCGCCGCTTACGGCCGGTATGAGGAAGTCGTCCCTCTCCAGCGCAAAGAGATGCTCAACCGGACAGCCCAGGAAGGAAACCTCCACGAGGGGACCGTCATCGACCACCTCCGCAGTGAAGGCTACGACATTGTCGAGTCTCAAGGTGTGGTCAGCCTGTCCGTTATCAAAGATCGTGTCGAGGTCCGTGGCCATGTAGATGGCATAGAGCCAGACCGTTCCGTGGTGGAAGTCAAATCAATGTCCAAGTCACGGTTCGATGACTGGCAGCGCCACGGCCTCGACGCCTTCCCCAAATATCAGTGGCAGCTCTCCGCATATATGTATTCAGTGATGGAGATGATGGGCCACAACATACGCGCCATCTACGCAGTCAAACGCCGGGATGATGGGTTGATAGATGTGAAGATCATCGACTCTCCACCCATCTCCTACATCAACATCAAAAAGAAACTGCTCGATGTGTGGTCCCATCGCAAAGCCCGCACCCTCCCTCCCTGTGACATCACTGGCAATGAACAGTTTTGGTGTCCTTTCCCCTTCCTCCATGAAGAGGATGTGAAGGATATGGAGCTACCTGAGGAGACCAACCTGGCGATAGCTGAGCTGGTCCTCCAATACGACGAGCTGAGAGGGATCGAGAAGACGGGAAGGGATGCTGGCGAGAGGAAGAAAGAGTTGGGGAAAGAAATCTTGAAGCTGATGGATGACCGGGATGTTGCATCCGTTGGTGACTACAAGATTGTTCGTGTCCGGCAAATCCAGAACAGGGTTGATTTGGATCTGCTGAGGGCCGACATGGACAAGGACGAGTTGGCCAAGTACGAGCGGAACAACCCAATCGAATACGCCAAGGTGACAAAGAGAAAGAAGAAGTGATGGCTGAGTATCTAATCATGGATGAGGACCGCGCCTACCCGCAGGGTCAGATTGTGGAAGCTTCCACCATGAAGAAGGCAGTGCAGATGGCCGGACCCAGTGGTGGTGGTGTGCTGACTGTCTATCGAATAGCGAGTGGACCGGTGATGGTGACAGTGAGGGAGGAAACCAACACGGTGTTCGACTTCGGGACAGTGGACGAAGAAGAGTAGATGTCAACCCCTTATACGGAAGAGGGTCAAACGGCTCGGCACTTTGTTGCTGGGATGTTGTCCACTATCGACTACACCCCCTCAGAAGTACATCCAGCATCCATGCTCAATATGGCAGATCGAATAATTCACCATGTTCGGTTGCTAGATAGTGATACACGCGAGAACCCAGGAGAGGTACAGACAGTAGATCGACTTGCGGAGCCACCCTTCTAATGCCTCTCCATGCACCCCCCAACTCCGAGTACGAACGCATCCTTCTCTACGGAGGGGAGGATGCGGGCAAGACCTACGCATGGCTGGGGATAGCCGACCTCTCTCAGAAGACCAAGTCTTCAGCCCACTTCCATGTCATTGACACTGACCGCGCGGTCCTCCGCAACCTGAACGGACCCAACGCTGAGTTTGGCCACCTCAACAACGTCACGATCTACCAAGCTCGCAACATTGAAGCTGCCCAGGAAGCGTCAGAGAAGATCCTCGCCAACGTCACATCAGAAGACGACTGGATCGTCATAGACATGCTCTCCAACATCTGGGACGACATGAGCAACTGGTGGATCTCCAAGGTCTATGACGAGAACCCTGTCACCTACTGGGCCGGAGTACGTCAAGACATCATCACTGCTAAAGCGGAAGGCAAGGGAGACCCCCGAGAGTTCGGTGGCCAGTCAGGCCCCGACTGGAACTACATCACCAAGACCTACATGGCCTGGGAGCTACCCATCTCCATTGACGCCCCCTGTCATGTGCTTGCCACTGCCGCTGAGACTGAGATCCAAGAACGGTATGACCCCACAGGTGAGAAGCGGGCCAACTACCTATCAACCAACTTCATGGCTCCCCGAGGTCAGAAGATGACCGCGCATCGCTTCCACACTGTCCTCCGTGTTAGTCGAACAGTCACCTTCAAAGATACGAAGCGTGAGCTAACCAAGCACAAGGATCGGGTGGCGCAAGCAGTGTGGCAAGAGTTTGGGGGGAAGGGGTTGACGATGGAGCTGAGAGAGGGGCCGAAGTTTGGGATGGATTATTTGAGGAGGGTTGGGAAATGGTCACTGAGCTAGAGATCAAGCATCGAGCTTTCAGATTGATCCGCTGATGGCGATATTGGCCAGTCGCTATTCGTTTCCTGAACGCAAGTACTACAACATTGAGTTTGAGGGCATATACAGGACGATGGAATATCGAGGGAATCAGGTACTTGTTAGAGATCCCAATCGACGGGTGAAGTACCTGAGAAAGTACCTGAAGAACAAGACCGACTGGTGTGAAAATGGTCAGACCATTGTGGTGTCATGGAGAATGGATGAAGAAGATTGGACCAAATGGTGGGGTCAGAGGTTCATTCTTCGAGGTGGAATCTGGATAAGCATAGGACCTGCTCACGAAACCTCATGGGATAGAAATGCTGATTGAGGGTTGGGAAATGGTCATTGAGCTAGAGATGGGTAAAAGGAGCTAGAGATGGGTAAAAGAACCAATGTTCAGACCTGATGACGATCCAGGACTGTCCCAACAAGTTCATCCAAGTCCTGAGGAATGGGATCCAAGCATTTACTTAGCTGCCAAGGTCGAAGTTGTCGTTGACGTTGTTGACATTTTCCAGCCAGGAGATATTGAACTTTTTGTGGCTAATTGGATCAATGCAGGTCTACGGAATGAACAGGAAGAGGATGAGGATTGGAAAGAATATGAAGCGTATCCACTTCCTGGTGCCAAGTTGATATCAGTCGAGTATGTAGGGAAAGAACGACCTTTACCTGTCTATGGCGAAAGGGCTTATGAGGCCTTGGGGAAAGAGATGACAGATCAGATTGAAGATTGGCTTAAGCAAGAGGAGGAATGAGTGCTGATCTCCCCAACTGAACCCACCCCTATCAAAGACCTTGGCAAGATCTCATCCCTCTCCGAAAAGTACGGCTCTGACATCCTCATCATGGCCAAGACCGTTCGCATCGGCATTCAGCGCAAGGCCTTCCCCAACGACCTGCTCGCCTCTCTCGCGGACGGACGCCTCTATGACCAGATCCGCAAGATGGTCGAACTCGACCATGCCATCATCATCTTCGAGGGGCGAGGTGAGTGGACTTCAGACGGTGCCCTCGTCCACATGACCAGCTTCACCCGTGACCAATACCACGGTCTCATCATGTCACTCAGCTTCGAGTTCGGCATCCAGGTAGTCCAAGTCAGAGACATCGGTGAGACCTGCCAGTTCCTCACCAACATGGAGAAGTGGGTTCACAAGCCTGCCCACACCTCACTCCTCCGGCGCCCAGGCCCGCCCAAAGACTCATGGAATCAGAAGTCGGAGCGGATGAACGGGATCCACCTCATCCAATCGTTCCAAGGGGTGGGGCCGACACTGGCAGCGCGGATCTACGACCACTTCGAGGGGGTGCCCATGCACTGGGATGAGGGGGTTCAGTTTGAGGATGTACCGGGGATCGGGAAAGAGAAAGCCAGACAGTTGATGGAGGCGTTATGAGTACAGATGCGATCACTCCCAGTTTGATTGAAGATATCACTGAGGTACGCAATGGTGGTGAGGTCAACATGATGGATCGTAAAGGGGTCCAGACCGTTGCCAACGACATGGAGTTTTTCGATCTTGTTGTCTGGATCGAAGACAACAAGCAGGATTACATGAAGTTGTTGAAAGCGATATGAGCGGGACAACTCTATCGAATGCGCCAGGACGATTGCAGTTGCCGACCAAACCTGTGAGCCGTATCAAGAAGATTGAGATACGACTGTTCCACTGGACCATCCTCACCATCATCATCAAAGAGATGCCAGCGTGAAGCTCTCCACCATCCAGAAAGTTCCCAACACTGCCACCCGTCGCCGTCTCATCCACCAGTACGTCCATGAGAAGAAAGTCGCCAGCGTGCGCGACCAGATCCTCACCTGTGACAACTGCATCCTCCGCAAAGAGGTTAAGGCTCCTGTCCCCTGGTCCGGCCCCACACCAGCTCCCCTCGTGTTCGTAGGGGAAGGGCCTGGAGCTGAAGAGGACAGGTTTGGGATCCCATTCGTGGGTCGAGCAGGCCAGCTCTTCGACCACCTCCTCACCCAAGCCCAGCTCAACCGTGATGAGGTGGTGGTGCTCAACGTGGTTTGCTGCCGCCCCCCCGAAAACCGTGACCCTCTCCCCGCCGAGATTGCCGCCTGTAAGCCCAACCTGGAGGCTCAACTGTCTCTGGCTGGAGCGTGGGTCGGTGTCACCCTTGGCGCCTACGCTCTGGCCGCCATCACCGGCCGGACTCGTTCTGAAGTGAAGATCACAGCCGAGCGTGGTCGCCCCATTTCCATCGACGGCCGCATCTGGATCCCCACTTTCCATCCCGCCTACGCTCTCCGCAACACTTCCGCCTCCAAGCAGATCCTCGATGACATCCGCTCCGCCGACAACCTCCAAAAAGGGGAAGAGTCCCTCCCTTCAGATGAGTACATGCACGCGGTGGTGGACACCGACTCAACTCTCATCGACCAGCTAGGCGACCGAGGCTGGGCGCTCATCCGTTCCAGTCGGATCATGGACCTGATGGTGGTGATGAAGGACGCTCAAGTTTCTGTTCCCCAACAGCTCCTCGATAACTATGTTGTGTACACGATGGAGGAATTGATGCGACTAGGTGAAATAGGTCAAGGAGCATCCTTCACCACTGACGACTATCAACGGATACATCTGGTGAAGAGGGAGTTTGGCGCGATGGTGGTGTCCTGATGATTTTGCCTGAGTTGAATCGAGCAGTGTGGAGCTATGGGGTTCATCCTCCTATACGCATGAATGAGTGGTGGGTGAATCTTCTCCAGCTAGAACCCATCGGCCAGGGCCATCTCCGCGAATACACAGGCCATCATGTTCGTCTGATTGTCAGTGCCAGGTTGTGGAGCAAGCTGTTGGGCCAGTCTGGTGGGGTTACCCGAGGAGCCTCTGGCTTTAACGAACCTCATCCCAAATCAACTCACATGCTGCTCTTGAGGGAGGCCATATCTATGACAGCAGACAACAACCACGACTGGGTCAAGGTTGGTGAAGGTCATGTCTCAGCAGTGGACCATCCCACTCCCAACACCTTCATCAACGGTGCTGCTCTACTCCCAGTCCCAAACTGGCGACACTAATCAAGTAGAGTGAGATCATGTTTGGCATAAGCGACGGCACCACCTACACGATCCAATCTGGAACCTGTGACCATTGCAAGGACACTGTGGTTATTCTCACCTTCACACGCACCGTCATCAAGACACTCGGTGTCAACCAAACCTTCACCCTCCAACTCCACCGACCGGAGGCAGTTGACTTCGCTCGAAGCATTCAAGATGCGACCGTTATCTCCAACCTTGAAGAGCAGTTTTGAGTCGTCTGCTCCAAACCGAGGATGACCTCGACCTTCCCGAAAACTCTGCTGATTTGATGCGTTTGGGACTTGAAGTTGCCAATGAGGTCCATCTCGAACGGGACATGACAACACCCGACATTGAGATTGACCCTGATAACGAACCTTGGCTCGATGCTGAAGATACTCATGGCAACCCTCAACTATGGGCACAGCAACCGGACGAATCAGCACGCGCCTATGCCCTATTCCGCTACTACTGCTCCATGCCAAGAATCGAGCGGTCCTACGTTGGAGCAGATCGTCACTACGGGATCAAGCCAGCCGCAAGCAAGTACGCCAACAAGTACTCATGGCCCGAGCGTGTGGCTGCTTGGGACCTGGAGAGAGACCGGATCTATCAGTCGCGCGTACTGGAGAAACTGCGAGAAGTAGGGGAACGGCAAGGTGACATCCTGGGGGCAGCTATTGAAGCTGTCGCCATCGTGTACAAACCGATGATTGATCGAATAGAGAACGACCCCGAGGGAGTATCTGAGGAGCTAGCGGAGAAGTCGATCATTCAGCAGCATGGCATGGCCATGAAAGCCTCCCGTGTCCTTCCCAATCTGATGGCTGCGGAACGTCTTGCAGTTGGCCTCCCCACCCAAATCACCCAGAATGTCCACACAGGGAAGATAGAGCATGTCCACACCCCCGATCTCGACGCTGTTGCAGACATCCTCGCCGGACTCAATCAAGCAGGCGCTTTCGACACTGACACCGATAGAGTTATCGACGTTGGCGAAGTCGCTGGTGACGAGGCAGAACCCCTACCTGAAGACGACACCGACCTCTAAGCAGACCGTCTTTCATCTGATGAATGATGTACTGGAAGTGTTGTTTGGTGGGGCAGCAGGAGGGGGCAAGTCTGAAGCTCTACTCAGAGGCTCGGCCGAATATGTGGACATCCCCAGATATTCAGCTCTCCTCCTCCGGCGCTCATACAAGGAGCTGTCCAAATCTGGGGCGCTAATGGATCGTGCTCAAGGGTGGTGGGGAGCTACTGACGCCCACTGGTCAGCAGAGAACCACACTTGGACATTCCCTTCAGGGGCCAGTGTCGAGTTCGGCTATCTCGAACGTGAAGCCGACCTCCTCCAATACCAATCAGCCGAATACCAATTCATCGGCTTTGATGAGCTGACCCAGTTCCCCGAACACCACTACATGTATATGTTCTCGCGTCTCCGCCGCCTCAAAACTGTTGACGTACCCATTCGCATGAGAGGCGCCACCAACCCTGGAGGTCCAGGTCATATGTGGGTCAAAAAGCGTTTCAACCTCCCCCACGGACCTAAAGACCCAGACCGGTCTTTCGTCTTCTCCAAACTCGAAGACAACCCCCACCTCGATATCGAGACCTATGAGAAATCTTTTGACCAATTGGCAGCAGTCACCTACGCACAACTCCGTCAAGGAGATTGGGATGTTCATGTGCGTGGAGGCCGGTTCGATGCCGCCTGGTTCCAAACCATCTCCCGTGATGAGATCCCAACCCCTGACATGAAGATCCGGTTCTGGGACCTGGCCGCGTCTGAACCTTCCGAGCTTGACCCTGACCCTGACTGGACGGCCGGTGTTCTCGTCTCACGCTCCAATCTCCCTCCAGCTCGCTATGCCGAACAACTCCTAGAGCAGAAGGTCCCCATCACTGGCCCCTTCTACACCATCGAGGACATTGTTCGGGTAAGGAGAAAGTCAGGCGCGGTAGAGGATGTGGTTCTTGAAACAGCCCGACATGATGGGATCCACACCCCAGTTTGGATCGAGCAAGAGCGGGGTGCTACAGGCAAAGGAGCTATCCAGCGGTATCGGGAGTATGTCCTGTCCGGCTTCAAGGTTCGTGGCCTGTGGTTGACCGGAGACAAGGCAACTCGCATCACTGCCCTCTCCTCGCGCGCCCAAGAGGGTAGATTCTTCATGGTCATAGGACCTTGGAACGAAGCCTTCCTCGATGAAGCAGTCCTCTACACCGGAGACACCAAGGGCGGTCCCCATGACGATCAGCTAGATGCGGGAGCGGGCACGCTCTATGCGATGGACAAGGAAGGGTATATGGGAGAAAGGCGTCAAGCAGGTGAACACTGACGTAGGGTGGATGGTGCGCGCGCGATGCACCTTCAATGGTCATCTCTGGGAGGTTGAGCAATTCGACATTGCTACTCATCGGATGTTGCTGATGTGCAACCGCTGCGGAAACCGGCGCTCGACTACTGTGGGCAAAGTTAAGCTGTCAGAAGACAACACCCCACAGGCGGATAAACATTGACACTCCCTCTGGATTATGCCACTCAGGATGAGACCCTAGACCTATCTACATCTCTGGCAATTCTTCGCACTGAAACCAACGCTCTAGCTGACGACCTCACCCTCCTGAACCTCTACCGGGATTACTACGATGGGGTTCAATACCTCGCCTATGGAACCGACCGCTTCAAGGAAGAGTTTGGTGAGGCTTTCAACGGGTTGGTCTCCAACTGGTGTGAAGTTGTGGTGGATGCAGTCCTCGACAAGCTAGCTGTGATCGGGGTTGCCATCCCCGACAATGAAGATCTATCCAAGGAAGTTTGGGAGGCGTTGCGAGCCAACGACCTCGATGAGCAACAGGAGGAGCTGCACGAGGGGATCTTGGTCGAGTCCCGCTCCTACGCCATCCTCTGGCCGGACCCTGAACTTGGCATCCGCTTCGACTGGAATCCCGCTCAAAACGTGCGGATCAAATACGCCGATGATGATGCACGTACCCCCGTCTGGGCGATGAAGAGATGGCTGACCTCATCTGGTGTGATTCGAGTCAACCTCTACTTCGCTGACCGGATCGAGAAGTGGCAGCAGTCTCCAAATGAGCAGCAAGGGAACATCACTCAAATCCCCGGCACATCCCCTCAGACCGGCCTCACCCAATTCTTCACTGATGGTGAGCCGTGGCCCCTACCCAACCCTTTCGGTGAGATCCCCGTAGTTGAGTTCTCCAACCGCAAGGGAAGTGAGATCAAATCTGTCATCCCTCAACAGGACGGTGTGAACTACCTCCTCACTTCAGCATTCGGTGCTGCCGAGTTCAACGCCATGCAACAGAAAGTGATGATGACAAACGTGGCCGAGCCTAAAGGTGGATGGTCGAATACTCCTGGCCGAGTGTGGCATCTCCCTCATGCGTTGGATGCCGATGGCAAACCGATTGAATCATCCATAGGTGAGTTCAGCGCAACTGACTTGGACCCTTACCGAAACCTCATTGAGATGACCCTCCAGCATGTGGCCCTCACCTCCAAGACCCCAGTGCGGATGTTCTTTCAATCGGACAGGGGTGGACGTGGGGATGCCCCTTCTGGTGAAGCTCTACGCGTGGAGGATCAACCCCTCATAGATAAGGTCCAGTCGAAGCAAGTTCGTTACGGCAACAGTTGGTACAAGGTGGTTCGTCTCACCGCCAAAGCTGTGAGTGGGGATTATGGGCTGGTCCTGCCGATGGGAGAAGTGATCTGGCAGGACACTCAAGCAGACTACCGATCTGCTCTGCTCGATGATGCGATCAAGATGTCAGAGATTGGAGTTCCATACGACTTCATCATCTCCAAGCTTGGACTATCCCCCGATGAAGTGGAGATGTTGATTGAGATGGGTAAAGAGGAAGAGCCGGTTGTGGAGGTGGCGGCTGAGACGAATGAGGCGTCTGAAAGGCCAAATCCAGTCACTTCGGACAGATGACGTTTTGACGATCTCGCCCTAACCTGCTAGAGTAGGTCTCCTATATGGGAAGGAGACCCAATGCAGGTAGCCAAGGACCTAGCTCCAACAATGTTTGGAATCCAACTAGGGCCAGACCAATGGCAGCTACGTCTCAACAAGCGAGAGATCGACACTCTCGAACAAGCCATCGCTATTCGTGAGGAAGCCCGAGATCGGTTGCGGGAAGGTATGGGTTGGGAAGAGTTCGAGAGCAGTGTTCTCTATGTCCTGAGTGTTGACGATCTCGTTGACACGCCCGTAATCAACTTCGCTCTCGACTATTCGGGAATGAAACCCTGATGGCCGTCTACACCAAAGACTCAGCTAAAGCAGGCACTACCGAATACGTCGCCACCGTCTACACCCTCGTTCCTGACCCTGACGGGATACGCCAATCCAATGACGGCAACTACCGGGAAGATACTCAGGTGAGCCGTCCATACAAGACCTCTTTTGGCGCATCAAACTGGGTGCGGCGGCAGATTGGGGACTACGCCGATGTCAACCAGTTCGAGTGGATCTCAGACTCCTTCCATGATGAAGAATATGGACAGGTCATTGACGCCTATCCAGAGATCGAATCCATCATTTACCTCTGGTGGGATGGGAATGAGTGGGAGTCAGAACCCACCTAGCCAATCCGAATCCAGCTCGAATCGTAGCAATCCTTCCCTCCTCGGTTATGCTCACCACAGAGCAGCACCCAAACTGCTTAGACAACGTCGATTTCCCAGGAGGAAACCGTGCCAGAGGAGAAAGGGACCGAGACTCCAGAAGAGTCGAAGCCACCTGAGGAGTCTGAAACTCCCGCAGTAGTGGAGACTGAGACCGAGATTGAAACCAAGTCAGAGGCTAAGTCCTTTGACGAGGGGTATGTCAAGGACCTCCGCACTGAATCCGCCAAGTACCGCAAACGTGCCCAGGAGGCAGAGGCAAAGATCAAAGAGTTCGAGCAGGAGGGGATGGATGAGCTGGAAAAGGCTCAGACCGTCGCCAAGGATGCAACTGAGAAGGTGGGCCTTCTGGAACGCCAGCTCAACTCGGAGCGCACTCGGAACGCAGTCACTCTGGCTGCCGCCGAGATGAACTTTCGTGACGCATCCGATGCTCTCTCGATGATCGACACCGAAGCACTGACCTACGACGACGACACTGGCAGGCCAACTGACAAGAGCATCAAAGGTGCCCTCAAGTCATTGGCCAATCAAAAGCCCTACCTCGTTGATACAGGTTCAGGAACCGCTGATGGTGGCGCCCGTGGTGGTGCTGGCGAGCTAACTGAAGACCAAAAGGTTGCTGGCTACGAGAAGAAGCTCCAGGAACGGTACGGCTCGATTCCGATGCCGACCAACTACTAGACCTGTCGCTCCTCCTCTAACTCAGCAATCATCAAACATGCAGGAGGAGCATGGCACGAATTGACAAGGCCCCAGAAGGTGGCAAGTTCCGTGCGCTCGCAGCCGCATCACTCGATGCAACTGCCGGAGCATGGGGCGTAGGAGATCTCCTCAACGTCACGATTGATTCCAGCGGCGAACTCGTCGCGGCATCAGCCACGAACGTTGATGGAGTCATCCTCACCTCAGAGGGTCAATCAGCCGATGCAGCAGCCAATAAGACTGTCATCGGTGGCCGTATGTACACGGTTTTCTTCCAGGCTGAGGTAGTGGAGGTAGGCGATTTCGTCGCTCCCACTCTCGCAGCAGGAAACCTTGTGTACGCCGCGGCAGCAGGTGATGTCACCGCTACCCCAGGCACAGGCGCAGTCTTCATTGGCTACGTCATGGACTCGGGTGAGCGCATGGTCATCAACCTGAACGCACGGATCGTTTCGGTCTAGAAGGAGAGACAATGACACTTGAGAATTTGTCGCTCCTGACCATTCAGGAACGACTAGCCCTCGGCTTGTACGGTGCGGCGGAAGATGGGACTGCCCCTTCAGGTATGCTGAAGAGGTCGGACGCCATTGCCACCGTTCCCGGCACAGCCCTAACAGTCGATGGTCAACCAATCGCGGAGATCTGGAACGAACTCCAGTCCCGGCTGACCGCGTACAACAACCAAATAGCACCGATCCTGGGACTGTTTTCGGATCTGACCATCAGGTCCAACGATCAGATAGCCACCTACTCAACGCGCGGCTTCGAGCAGGCGACTGAGTTTGGCCGTCCCACCAACATCTCCCTCCAGTATCTAGCTCGGGCCTTTCCGATAGATAACTACGACATTGGCTTCGGGTACACCCAGAAGTTCATTGATCGTGCGAAAGGTCGCGAGATCTTGGCAGTGCAGGACACAGTCGAGAACGCATGGTGGAACCTGCTTCTCAACACCGTGTTCAACGCAATGTTCGACAACGCTCCAGGCGTGGACCCAGATGGTGTCCAGCCGCTACCCCTCTACAACGCTGACGGTGAGCTACCTCCGCCTTACAAGCGGTACACCCACCTGACAACGCACACTCATTACCTGGCCGATGCCGGGGCAATCACGACTGCGTTGGTTGATGTGATAGAGGAGCATGTCACCCACCACGGATTCGGAGACTTTGGGGAGCAGTTGTTCCTCCTTCTCCACCGCGATGAGATGGCAACGGCTCGGGGCTTCGCGAACTTTGTGCCCGCTGAGTCGGCAAGCGTCAAGGCCATAGTGACTGGCCCAACAATTGGCGCTGCCCCTTCAGCCGCAGCCCTCATCGGCCTCCCGGTCGAAGGGTTCATCGGCAAGTTCGCTGTCGTCCAGATGCTCGACGTTCCTAGCGGCTACGCCCTCGGTTTCGCGACCGGAGGCCAGTTCGCTTCCCAGAACGTCGTTCGTTTGCGTCAGCATGAGAATGAGTCTGCTCGTGGTCTACGTCTCATCGAAGGCCCCCGGCAGAGGTACCCGCTCTACGATGCCGTCTACGACGGTTACACCGGAGCAGGTGTTGCCCAACGTGGCGCCGCTGTGATCCATCGCTTCGGCAATGGCACATATGCACCGCCCGTCTTCTAGGAGCACCTAGTTGGATGATGAAAGGAGGGCCTTCACCGGCCCTCCTTTTCTCTACCATCCTTGACCATTACTCCAACCGATTGATAGTGTGGAATCCTGAAAGTGCTTCCGTGGTCTGGCGTGGACGCTTTCTCGACGCTCTCAGCCCTGGGGGACTCAACTCCCCCAGGTTGAGAGAAGGGAGATTTAGATGTCGATAACAACCAAAGACCGCAACAAGATCTACAACCGCATTCGTCACTACAGGATGAGGGGCGAACCAACACACGCCCACACCCTTGAGCTAGCAATGGCTGCTGGTGAGATGCCCGATCCAACCTTGATGTCTGATTCAGGTGTCAACACCGACACCCCTCTTGTGGGGAGTGTGGACCTGACCATTCCTCCCACACATGGGAAAGGGTCTGGGATAAAAGCTTGGGTTGAGTTCGCTGCCAAAGTCACCGACATTGATAGTGAGGTGTTACAACGGATGGGTCGAGATGACATCATCGAAACTCTCAAAGCTAGAGGGAACATTCCCGCCGATGGGGATGAGTAGATGGCTTCCTTCAGAGAGTTGATGGTAGGCCCTGGCTCAGTAGCAGTTGCTTCAGCGGTTTATGGCGCCACCACCCTTACCAGTGGTCTTCTAGTCCCTCACGGAGCTTCCAAACTGGGTCTCTTCATAAACGTGACAGCCGCCTCAGGAGGCTCACCCACTCTTGATATTGATGTGGAGTGGTCATCTGATGGAGGTACCACATGGTTCGATAATGATCCTGTGGATGAGATCTCACAACTGACAGCCATCAGCACCCTTGCCAAACAATTCACTGTGCTGGCTCCCGACTATCGGTTGCAGTTAGAGCTTGCTGGCACCACTCCTAGCTTCACTGTGGTTGTAGACCATGTTGGACTGTTTGTCTAAGTTGGCTCCATAATTTGTCTAAGTTGGCTCCATAGGCTGGTTCTATGTACGAGTACAAAGCCTGGGTGGTGTCTATCTATGACGCCGATACCATCCGCTTTGACATAGACCTCGGCTTCAACCAGCGGATGATGAACCAGTCGATCCGCCTCTCTGGGATCAACGCCTGGGAGGTTCGAGGTGAGCAAAGGATGCTGGGGATCACCGCCCGAGACGCTGTCCGAGAGCTACTACCCAAAGGCTCTCCAGTCCTTCTCCGCACCTTCAAGGACAAGAAGGGCAAGTATGGGAGGTGGATAGGAACTATCATCCTTCCTGATGGGACCAACCTGAATGAGTGGTTGGTCGAAGCCGGACACGCCATAGAGGTTGAATACTGATCCTTCCCCGAATCCATCTCCCCCGATGGGTCTGCCAACTACTCCGCCATCCTGGGGTGTTCTGGCTATCTGACGACACCGGAACTTTCATTATCCAAGACTGTCAACGATGCCGGACAGTCACCATCACCTCTCTCTCAGAATCCCACTCCCGAGAGGATTATGAGAAGGTTCTGAATGATTGGTTAAGCTTGGATTGATGTCCACCATTGCTGAGAAGCCCACTTCCATCCGTATCCGCCATCGCTACAAACACGGCGGCATGGCTCTCATCCCCATCAACCACAAGCGCCTCTACAAAGACTCAGCCAGGAAATGCCCCAACTGCCAGGTCATCCACACCGATTCTTTTGGTCACCCTGTCAAGACTGTCCATCTCTGGCTTGATGACACCGGAGCCTGTCTAATCTCTCCCGGCGTTCTGGCCGATCTCCAACACCCCAAAGTTGGGATGCCCAACCTCGACATCGTTGCCGACATAGTCGATCCTCCTGCTATTACACTCGAAGGCAACAGGTTTGAGGTAGACCAAGACAACGCCCGAATCCACTACTGGAAGGAACCCACAATTGTCTAAGAAGCTAGAGGATCTGTCGGCTGCCAAAGCTGGCGTATCCCAGGCAGAGTTGGAGGAAGCGTTCCTCAGTCTTGGCACCCTTGAACAGGAGAATGCCGAGCAGGAGGGACTTCTCGAAGCTGCCACAGCCGCCAAAGAAAAGGCCCGCACCGCTCTCAACAAGGCCAACGACAACATGAGAGCTGTCCTGAGTGTCCGTGATCCAATTCAGGAAGAGTTGCAGCGCGCATCATGGATTGTGCGTAATGCCGATCCTGACCAACCTGTGCCGCCCTTGGGCAATCAGGCCCCCCGGATCAAGAGTGTGAGGAGCTAGCCCAATGGCTGATGCCTATTACAACGATGCTCCAAACGCCTTCCTAGGCAACGGAGTTCAAGGTGCTATCGACCTGGACACTGACGACATTCGGATGATCCTCTACGACGAGGGAGCTGATGCTCTGGACTTGGCCAACACGGTCATCTCCGACATCCTGGCTGGTGCCAGAATCGCCTCGTCCGCCAACCTAGCCTCCAAGACAGTGGGTACGGTTGCGGCTGGGATCTTCGACCATGCCGACTACGTCTTCACCTCAGTATCGGGCGCCTCGGTGGAGTCGCTCACCTACTGGAAGTTCAATGCCACGGAGACCATTGCTCCGCTGATAATGAACCTCGACTCGTGGACTGGCCTGCCGGTCACTCCCAACGGAGGCGACATCACGGCAGCTCCGGCAGCCGGTGGTGTACTCGACATCTCCTAGAGGTAACCAAATTGCAGAAGCTCGGGAGTCCAGCTCCTCCCGAGCTTCTCCTCGTTAGGATGTGGCCATGAGAAGAGATAAGGAGACTGACCTTTGAGCGACTGGCACGCCCTTGACGATGCCGGAGTAGGCAACCGCCTCCGAATCGTGGTTCACACTTCAGTCCCCGGTGGGAACAACAATGCCTCACCCGCTCCGGTCCCTTGGCAGACTGCCGCTTCTCAAATGAAAGTTTCAGAGGGAGGGACCACTTCTATTGTCCCCAACCTCCCCGCTCTTGAGCAGACCGACTTGGACAATGGAGTTCTCTACGAGACGCTCATCCAGGTCTCTTCCTCAGCTAATGACACTCCAGCCCAAAGATTGACAGCAGTACAGACTGCGGCCGGAGTCGAGCAGGCCAGAGTAGGCTCAACCCTAGCCAAATCACTCCAGTATTGGGGCGGTAACGGGATGGCAACCTAATGGCACTCACTTGGGCCACCGGTCAAACCATCACACAGCTAACCGCTGTTAACCAGACGGAACAGTTATCAACAGCTCTCGATCTGCTGCTTGCCTACACGACTCTCTGTGAGGTCAAAGCCAACTCATCTGGGACTCCGACTGACCCTCTGATCATCAACATCTATTTGTCCAACGACAACAGCGCCTATGACGATCAGCCTTGGTCGGGGTTTTCCTATGAGCCTGGATCAACAAGTACTGAGCAGATGACTGTGTCTCTCCCCGCAGGTTTACGATATGTCAAGTTCGGGTTCGCGTCAGGGGGAGCTACTGACACCTATGTTGTTGATATGGATTATCAGCGTCTAACAGCAGTCTGACAAATGATACGAACCAAGCCTGGGTTATCAATACTCACCCCTGAGGCTGTTGCCCCGCTCTACCGAAAGTATTGGAACAGTCTTTATGCCGCAGTTCCTCTTATGCGATCAGGACTTGTCGGGCGGTCTGGAAACCCTCTGCTGTCCTACGGTTCTGCCGATCCCGCCTCTGTGTCAATTGTCGGGACCACAGCCCAGGTTGGCGAGGTCGTCACTCCTTGGGGTCCAGGATTGGAGTGGTCTGGTACGGCCGGTGTCGGTGATGGAATCGAAATCAGCAATGCTCAGATGGAATTCTCTAATGATCCTTACCTTGGTCGCACACCAGGATTCACAACAGCAGTGTTATTCAAGTGGGATGGGACAACAGGAGACCAGCGGGCACTGATATCCCAGGGGGCATACCGGTTGAGAATCGCCAACAAGGCGTCACCATCCGATATCGAGTTCGTTGGCACAGCCCTAATTACAAATACCATCACAACGGATGTTTGGTATCTGATGATCGCAACATCGACTGAAAACCCGATTGCCTCAGCAGGCAGCACCAGCTATGTCTATCTGTTCAATGCCACCACAGGTCGTTACCTCGACGGCAATGCCACCAGCTCTTCCAATGCTGGGAATGTGGGCGAGTCCATTTTCTTTGGCGCCCATTCAACTAACGATCCAGCAGTTGGTGTGACCATTGCTGGAGGGTGGTGCTGGAGTAGACACTTCGGAATGTTGTCAGGATTTGCTCCTCACGAGGCCCGAGGCATGGAAGCTTTTATCGAAGATCCGTTCGGGATGTTCCGTCCAAACCTATCTCCCTTCTTCCCAGCATCCATTAGTGGGGTCACTGTCACCCTCTACGCCACTGCTGATGGCACTCTTACCAATGTCGTTGATGAGATCGACACCACCATCGACCTCTACCAATCAGTAGATGATGATCCTGCCACTCCCACTGATGCTGACTGGGTCAACAACACTTCCCTCACCGCCTCCACCTTCTTTCTCCTTACCGACATGCCATCCCTTTTCGACACCGCTACCTCGGCCACTATCATTGTGCGCTACCGAGGCCAAAACTGGTCCGGCGCCTCCCTCACTCTCTACGCCCAGCTTTTCCAATCCGACGAGTCCACCACCCTGTCTGATGAGATCACGGTCGCTACTGTGTCGGGCAATGGAGCTTTCGCTAACACCTCCTCGATCACTTTCACCAACCTGTCCGCAGGCTCCAAGACGATATGGGATGGTGCACGCATACGCTTCCGTTGGGCCTAGTCCGGTTCAACAAGGATGAGTTGATATCTGATGGCAACTCACGGACGCTGGACAGGTGGCGCCAAGAGTCAAGGCAACCTACCCGAAGCGTGGGCGGCTCCCGCCAGCCTCTTCGATGTTCAGGCTCGCAACGACGGATCGGCTTACAGCTTCGCAGCGGCAACATCCATTCTCACACTGCCGTCATCTGGTCTAGCTGATGGCTATCTACTGGTTGGCCGATACGAATACCTCGACACTTCCAATGGACGATTCAACCCTCAAGGGAAAATCATCCAGGCATCAGGGACCGGCACCTTTGTCGGATCTCCCTCAGGGGGCTACAGCCGGAACAACAACAACGATCAGGCGTTCGTCCAATGCTGGGCATTTGTTGACAACCCGTCAGCATCCGCCACCTTCCAATTCCAATGGAAGGCTGATACTGACGATGCGCTGGGAGGGACTTCACTGTCCTCTTTCGATGTTATCCCTCTCTTCTACTCGAACCACGGGATCTATACATCAACATCCAGCAGCCTGTATGGAGGAGTCACACCGAACCAAGTAACTGGATGGACAGTGTCGGCGGAAAGCGACACAGCAGCCATCCAGATCGCTACCAATGTGGTGACGGTCAAAGGGAACAACACACGATACCTGCTATTCGGATCTCAATTCTATGAAGGACGAGGAGGGAGAACCCAACGGTGGATGGGGTTCGATTACGACGGCACCAAAGATGATGCTGCAAAAGCCTACGCCTACTACCGCCAGGGCAGCGTTGATGAGGTAGGCAACACCTTCCACGATCTGATCGAGACGGTCACAGCCGACCGGACGGTTGAGCAGTTCTGTTATCGGGGAGATGGGATCTCTAACAACCAGGGTGGGGCCGATGTTGACGGGACTACTCCTGTTGTTGGGGATCATGCGATGGTTGTCCTTGAGCTGAATAGCACCGCCGAAGTGTTCAGGACCAAGGATGCGACTGGGGTGCAGAACCTCGATGTTGGTTCAGGCACACCAGTTGACCTGACTGTTACCCGCACGACTGACATTGACTTCAACGATGCCGCCTCATTCACGAGAGCGACCGATGTGGGGATGAATGTCGAGCAGGCAATGGACGCTCTTGCCGGAGCCAATGTGTCGGCTGCTAGCCGGACCGTATCCAGCGGGACTCGATACACGGGACGCTCCAACATCACTATCAACGGGGTCGAAGACGCCAACGTTTTCCACGGCAACTACATGAGACAGAACCAGGGGAGTATCGACACGTTCGGCTGGTCGGCCAACCCACTCGGTTATGTGGCTGTGGTCTTGAACGATGATATTGGAGTGTCGGCCGGTCAGGACGGCGATGGGGGTGATGCCACAACTCAGGCTGGATGGGTTGGTCTGTGGGGCCTCAACCTGGACACACTGGCAGCGGCAACCGGACAGACCCTCTCTGGTGTCCTGTTCTCCAGACCACCAAGCTTCATCTCTGGTGCAATCACCACTGCCTACACCATTACGGGCGTCCTGTTCTCAAGGCCACCTGCCTTCATCACCGGGATCGTCACCCCCACCTACACCATTGACGGTGTTCTGTTCTCAAGGCCCCCAACATTTATAGCTGGGACGGTCACTGCTGCTCAGTCCGTCAATGGTGTCTTGTTCTCTAGGCCCCCAATATTCATCACAGGCACAGTCACTCTCACCAAGGAAGTCCAATTCTCTGGCTTCGCCATCACCATGTCCTATGTGGAGACGGCTGGGCTGACTCTCACTGGTGTTCTTTTCTCCAGGCCTCCCACATTCATTGCTGGCAACGTCACTACTGCCTACACCATTACTGGGACAGTATTCGGCCGACCTCCCAGCTTCATCTCGGGTGCTATCACCACTACATACACCATTTCAGGTGTTCTCTTCTTGCGTCCGCCCACGTTTATAACTGGAGTCACCACTGCTGCTTATCAACTAACCGGCATCCTCTTCTCCAGGCCTCCCAGCTTTATCACTGGTGTGGTCACCCCAGGCGGAGTCTCCCTTGATGGAGTGCTATTCGCCAGACCCCCCACATTCATCTCAGGTTCCGTCACCACCGCTTACACCCTGACCGGTATCACCTTCTCAAGACCTCCCACGTTTGTAGTGGGCACCATCACGACCAGCAACACAATCTCGGGCATAGTCTTTGCGAAGACTCCGGCATTCGTTTCTGGAACAGTGGTTGCCAGCTACAACATCGTAGGCAACCTGTTTGCCCGTCCTCCGACTTTCGTTGCGACTGGTTCAGTTACCTCTGCCTACACGATCACTGGTGTTGTCTTTGCGACAGCACCAGTGTTCGTGTCAGGAACAATCATCCCGGCCCAGTTTGTCAATGGTGTCCTCTTCTCTCGTCCACCGACATTCATTGCTGGTGTTGTCTCATCAAATATCACTCTCACTGGAAGCTTGTTCTCCAGACCACCAAGCTTCATCTCTGGTGTGGTCTCCACTGCCTACACCCTCTCAGGTGTTCTCTTCTCCCGGCCTCCCTCGTTCATTTCTGGTGATATCCGCAAGATCCTTGGTGGAGTCCTATTCAGCCGCCCACCCTCATTCATCTCGGGCGTCATCTCTACTACCTACACCATCACTGGTGTTATCTTTGCCCGACCCCCCACGTTCATTTCAGGAACAGTCGGCCAGATCCTCGTTGGAGTGCTGTTCTCTCGTCCACCGACATTCATTGCTGGTGTTGTCACCCCTGGTGGAGTAACCCTCACCGGGGTCCTCTTCGCTCAACCCCCATCGTTCATCTCTGGCCAGGTCAATCAGACAGTCATCTCAGGTGGGCCACTGAATGCTCCACCCACATTCATCACTGGAACAGTCCTTGCTGGAGGAGTGACTCTCGATGGTGTGCTGTTCTCCAGACCACCCAGCTTTATCACAGGTCAGATCAATCTGACCCTTCTCGGAGTGTTATTCTCTCGCCCGCCGACCTTCATCTCCGGCACGGTCACTACCCAATACACCCTCGCCGGAACCCTCTTCACACGCCCACCCACTTTCATCAGTGGTCAGATCAACCTCACCATCCTGGGGGTTCTGTTCTCCCGGCCACCGACATTCATCTCTGGTGTTATCACTCCCGGTGGAATCACGGTCTTCGGTGTTCTGTTCAGCCGCCCACCCACTTTCATCAGTGGTCAGATCAACCTCACTGTCATTTCTGGTGGCCCACTCAACACCCCGCCAACATTCATCTCAGGCGTTATCACTCCCACTTTCACCATCAGCGGAGTTCTCTTCTCTAGGCCTCCCTCATTCATTTCTGGTGTTGTCAGCTCGAACTACACCCTCACTGGGACTCTATTCAGCCGCCCACCCACCTTCATCGCCGGGGTCATCACCACTCAGAACACTCTCAGTGGAACCCTCTTCTCTCGCCCACCCACATTCCTAGCTGGACGCCTTGACCTCACCATCTTTGGTGTCACCTTCCTACGTCCCCCAAGCTTCATCTCTGGTGTGGTCACTCTGGGCGGGGTCACTCTCTCCGGTGTTCTGTTCAGTCAGCCTCCCAGTTTCATCACAGGGGTTGTCACTCCTGGTGGAGTCACTCTTGCTGGCTCACTCTTTGCTCGCCCACCCACATTCATCACAGGTGTTGTCAGTACCACCTACACACTGACCGGCTCTCTATTCAGCCGCCCACCCTCATTCATCACAGGGGTTATCACTCCCACCTACACGATCTCAGGAGTGGTGTTTGCTCAGCCACCAAGCTTTATCGCTGGTGTCATCTCTCAGATATCAAGTCCACAGACTCTTTCTGGTGTGCTGTTCAGTAGACCTCCAAGCTTCATCTCAGGACGACTCGATCTCACCATTTTCGGTGTGGTCTTCACGCGCCCGCCTACCTTCATTACAGGTCAGGTCCTTGCAGGTGGAGTCACCCTATCGGGCGTTCTCTTCAGCCGTCCTCCCAATTTCATTGCTGGACGACTCGACCTCAGGATCTTCGCCCCTGCCACTTTCCTCCGTCCACCTAGCTTCATCAGTGGAACCCTCACCACCACGGTTGGTCTCACCGGAGTTCTATTTGCTCGTCCTCCCACGTTCATCCCAGGAGACCTGTTCTTCCAATTCCAGTTCCTCCTCGGTGTCGTATCCCTCAGGCCTCCCACCTTCATCACAGGGACCCTTACTGTTGAAGTGTTCTTACCCCCAGAAGGAGGGCGTGAGTTCTCCCCCACGGATCGAACATATGAGGGGGATCGTTCCCTCAACGGCGCCTCACGGAGCTACTCTGGAGACCGGACATATAGCAACAGGAGCAGAAGTGGTCCTTAACCCAGCGACAGTGGCCTTGATCCGAGATGAGATTGGGAACGATACTGACTTCTCAGATGACATCCCTCATGTTGCTCCACAGCTCGACTCTCTCGAAAACATCTACAACGATGCGAACAGGGGCGCCTCAAATGTGCTGCGGTCTGCCCTGATCTGTCAGAAGCGGCGGCTGATGAATTTGCAGTCCCGGTCTTTTGATGTGGTGACTGAAGGGTCGTTGCTTTCGCGCAACCAGAGGATTCGGTTCCTGGCTCGTGAGATCATCCGCCTGGAGACTCTTGTTGACACCACCCATAAGGGTGTCAATGCCAAAGTCTTGTCAAGCGTCCAGGTGCAGGAGGCAGTCGATGCTGGCTCCGAGTTCGCATAAGCTCGACAAACAGGATGTGATCGAGTCCGTCCATTCTGCTGTGTATGAGATCTGGGGACACATGCAGGAGAAGGAGGAGGAGGTTGCTGGAGCTGTGTTCAAGGATGGGACTATCCACCGCTTCGACAACATCCATCCCTCACCCAAAACCCACTTCCATGTGGATGCTTCCCAATCGGCAGGGTTGGAGAATGTGGTTGCTATCTACCACTCACACCCGAACGGGAACGAGCTGATCTCCGTCACTGACATGAGAGGGTTAGCTCCAATTCCTGCCGTGATTGTCACATCCCTGGGGATCATTTTATGGTGGCCCCACTCCAAGGTTGGCTACTACCGTATCTGGGACTGGTATGGCCCTGAATGAATTGATCTCCGCGGACGAGCTGGCTGGGATACGCTCCGACGCGGTCCAACTGTTTGTTGATGCGTGCATCGTGGAGCGCCAACCCACCTCCAAGCTGGACTCGACCAGAGAGGTAGAACGAGGGACCGGCCAGTTGATTGATGATCCGCGCGAGCTGATCTACACCGGCAACTGCTCGATCTACCCGATCAAATCGAGAAGAGATCGCTTTGATGAGTTCGGCCAGGGTTTGATATTCACCAGGCAATATCGAGTAGTGTTGCCCTACACCGCTTCCACCATCCAGATCCGTGACATCTTCACTTCCACCTCATCCGATGATGCCCAACTTGTGGGCCGTGAGCTAGAGGTGCGAGATGTGATCGTCTCCACCATTCTCGGGTATAGATCTCTCACAGTCCACGATTCAGCGGAGTAGCTCGTGGGATTCAACACCCGCATAGATCCCAAATCTTTCCCTGGCCCCTACCCACTCAACCCTGGGCCTAACAAGCCAAACAATCGACTGTCGGGTGTGATCTTTGAGGTGCAGGGGTTGACCACCATCATCGAGCATTGGGCCACGGTCAGAGCCTTGACCTTAGAGCTGACCCCTCAGGTGTTGGACTTCTACGCGGATGTGATAGTCCACAATGCGAGACAGTTTGTGCCTAAGAGGACTTGGGCCACCCACGACTCGATCAACAAAGAGCCTGGGGTATATCAGGTAGGGAAGAACAACTTTGTGGTCGATATGGGTCCTACCACTTTCTACTCCCGATTCTTGGAGTGGGGGACCGTCAATATGATTGCTCGTCCTTTCATGGTGCCAGCAATCGACATGGCCGAACCTGACTACCTCCGAGCGATGAAGGACATTGCGGGGATAGCCGACCAGCTCTCCACCAATGTTGGTCTCAAAGGGGATGTGGGGAGAGATCAACGCATCACCGGCACCATCACTGCTTTCCGCTCAGGCCTCTACTCCATCTCAAAGTCATTGGGTGATATTGCTGTCTTCGGGGGGAACAATGTGATTCGTCCCACCCGGAGCTTCTCAATCAACGCTGCCAAGACGTTGGGTGATGTGAGTGCTGTGATGAAAGGAGCGGTAGGGGCACGGTTCTCTCGTCGCTTGACAGGACGCGCGGTGGGGAAGCTTGCCGGATTCGGCTCCGCGTCCTTGTCCGCTTCCAAGAACTATTCCGGTCAGATCAGTGGAGGCCAGCGCGTTTACAACCGTTTCGTTGGAGCACAAACTCAGGGAGTGGTCAGTACCAACCTTGGTGGCTTCGGGTTCTAGGATGGGTCTGTGACTGCTCCCAACTACAACGATGATGTTGTCCTCTACGACCACATCAAAGCTGTCATTGATGTGCTGGATCTGAATTTGCCTTTCCCGATAGGGGATTGGGAGCGACCCAAAGATGTGAATGAGAAGTTCATTCCTCCTCCCTATGCACTGGTGAGACTGTTCCCCTCAACCGGCCAGTTTGAGGGGGATCTAACCCACTTCCAGAAGGACATCATCCTGCGTATTCAGATCATGGCGGCTGGGCTTGTTCAGTTGCAATGTCTGGATATACAGGACCTCACTCGCCAGCAAATGTACCGAGATAACCTCACCATCCCAGGCCGGTATATCCAGAGCTTGAAAATGATGATTACGTCTGGAGGAATCTCCCGAGATGATGACCTTCCCACCCCCCTGCTGTTCTCCTATGATGTGTACGAGCTACGAACCACTCCACTGACCGTTTAGGAGCATGATGGCTGCTGATATTTGGGTTGAGAACGAAACACTGCCAGGGCAGATTGTGAAGATGTCCCCAGCCAGGTTCAGTATCTATGAGCGGAATGGGTGGGTAGAAGTTGATCCCCCTGATTTCGATGAGGATGTGAAGAGACCAGCCTCGGTCCTGAGTAGGCGTGAGAAGTCAGATAAGAAACCTGCCGGGGGAAGTGTGGCGGGGCGCGCCAAGTCAGATAAGACTCCCGCTGGCCCTCAGGCGGAACGAGCCAAGTCGGACAAGGCTGCCGCCAAGTCTCAGGTTGAGCGAACCACATCAGACAAGGTAGCCGCTGCTAGTGCTACCACTGAGAGGGTCCACAAGGAAGAAACTCGTCGTTTAGAAAGTGAAGCTGCCGCGGTGGCCAGGCTGGAAGCCAAGCAATCCAAGAAAAAGACGACTCGTAAAAGATCGTCGTCCTCCAAGAAGTAACCGACTATCTTGTGAGGGTTATAGCCAACCGTAAACGGAGGTTTTAGATGGCTAGGGTCATTGCCGATGGTGAAGTCCGCATCTCAGAAGTTGCGACTATCGCTGATACCACTGCTCCAACAGCAGCAGAGATAGCAGCAGGGACGAACATCACCCCATACTTACAGTCGATAGACACGCCTTTGGAGGGCAACCGCGTCAATGCTGGTGATCTTTCGACTGCGTTCAGAATCACGGCTGCTGGCAAGTTCGGTGGTGATGTGTCGATGGATGTCCATCGTGGCACAGTCTCAGCCGATGACACTGCCTATACCCTGTTCCCAAGAGGGACACAGACCAACATCGTTCTCAGACGCTTTGGTGGCTCGACCGTCGCCATTGTCGCTACTGATGTTGTGGAGGTCTGGCCGGTACGGGTTGTCACTCGCTCACCAGCACCACTCGATGAGGAAGCCTTGCAGATGGCCACCGTGGACATGGCTGCCACTGCTGAGCCGGACATCGACGTAGCCGTCGCTTAGGTCTTTACAAGTTCATACGGTTGGCTGTTAGGGGATCCTTGCTAACGTGAGGGTCCCCTAACTGTTTGGAGTGAGAAGTGACGGCCACCAAAGAGGCCAAAGAACGAGAGAAGGCCAATGAGGAGAGTGTCAAGAGCCTCAAGGACATTCTCAGCCTGAAGAAACAGCATGAGCGAGGGATTGAGATACTGCTCGACTCAGCTCTAGCTGCGGCCATCAGGGCCAAGGAAGCAGAGCTGGAGAAAGCCAATCGTCGTAAGTCACGCCAGGGGAGTGACCTGTCTGGTAAGAACAGTGTCAAGCCCTTGGAGCAGGAATTGGATGAGCTGTGGGAGGAAGCTGAGGGGCTAGCCGTCACGTTCACCTTCAAGGATATTGGGCGTAAGGTTTTTGACAGTTTGGTCCAGGCTCACCCTGCCACTCCTCAGCAGAAGAAACGGATGGAGGATTTGGGCGGAGGGTTGTTGGAATACAACATAGACACCTTCCCTCCAGCCCTAATGGCGGCCACCGCTTCTGATCCAGAGATGACTT